TCGTTGATATGCTGGGCTAGGGCTTGCCCCTTCGCTCCCTCACGTTCTGCCTTCGCCATTTCGTCATACTTCTTGGTGGCATTGGAAAGCTGGGCACGCAGCTGCTTCAAGCTGCCCTCCTGCTCGTTCTCTGTACGCACATTGTTCTGTATTTCCTTCTGCAGGGCACGCACGTTGTACTGGTACTCCTTGATGGTTGCGTTGATGGCTTCCGTCTGCACCTTCATTTCGTTTGTCGTGATGGTCTTGTCTTTTTCCTGCTGCTGCAAGTCCTTGATGCTTGCCTTTAGCTGGTCTATCTTCTCTTTGTATCTGATGATGCCATAGATTGCATCCTCGTACTTGACCTTGATGTCAAGTATCTGCTGTTTGTCTTCACTTACCATAGTTCTTTCTTTTTAGTTGTTCAACTCTATCATTGTAACCTCGCAATATCCGCTGTTTGTTGTCTTGATTTCTAGAACCGCAAAATAGGCTCCATACTGGGCAAGGTACACTGGCTTCGTCTCGTCAAAATCCAGAATATCCAAGTCCGACAGATTGAGCCGCTCTGTGATTACGTGCGCCTTGGCGATGCTTGCTGCAAGCTGCTTGTACTTCGTATCGAATATGTTCTGAAGGTCAATACCAAATCGAAGTGCAGCTTGCTCCTTATCATCTCTTAGCGTCATAATTCGCTCCTTGCATCCCTTATACTCTCCACCATTCTTCATGCCGAAAGAATCAAGTGTTCTTATTGGTATGCGGTTGTCATCGCTGGCTGCAAAAGGTAGCGTCCACGTGTCCTGCTCATAGTCCAAAGTCTGGTTGCTGATTACGAGGTCTGCATCATAGTCCCCGGTTGTCTCTTCGTCTTCCTTCCACTTGTAGCGGTTGTGTTGCATAAAGTCAGAAACGGTATACTCGCTTTTTCGTGGCGAGCCTTGGCGGTCATACGGAATGAGTTTTCCGCTCCAGTCGTAGGCGTTCGCCTTGTTTGCCCAAACTCTGGTAAACATGATAAACTGCACTTGCGTGCTGTTGGTCAGTTGCCTAGGGAACGAGCCAGTTATCAAAGCCAAAAACTTAATGAAGTTTGTTACCTCGATTTCGGGCAGGTTTATGCCGATAGGGAAACTTCCCCCAATCGGTACGCTGTCCCCACTCTTGACGCTGGCTGTGATTTTGCCGCCATAAACTGATGGCAGGTTGACTGTGTTCACTCCGTGCATGATAGTCTCAAACGTCAGTACATCGTCCTTCTTTAGCGATATTGTGTTCGTTCCTGCCGAAAGTAAATAAAGATAGCCATCGATAGCATAGCTGCGTAGTACGACCGGGTACTTAACCTGCCCATCCTCGTATTTCAAATCTCCGAACTCGTATTCCTGCGTGGATGCCTCACCTCCAGTAGTGCTTGGTGTTGTCACGGTCATTTTCACGCCCATAGGCAACTGAATCTCCGCTGCGTCTTCAAACTGATGTCTGACGTAGTATTGCACTTGCACATCAAAGGTCAGCTCGCAATCCTTTGTTATCGTCAGTTTCTGTACATCGCTGCCAGTGCTTGGTGTGACTGATGTCAATGAGTTGTTGACGGAAAAGGAAAGCGCACCCAGTCCGTCACGGCTCTTGACGTCTGCGGTCAGATCACCGATGATTGTCTTGTCGTCTGCCTTGTTGTTGATGATAGGCACAACAAGGTTGTTCAACATCTTCTTTGCTTCATCATCCTGCCAAACGAAAGATACGCCCGACTTCCTCGCTATCCTTGACAATAGCCAGTTTACGGTCACACATGGCTGCAAGAATTTTGGGGACGTTTTATATTCATCCACCGCCACATCATCGCCTACGAAATCCTCCTTATTATCGCCATCTATCATTTCGTGCATAGGTGTCAGCCCGGTAACTGATAGCGACAGAGTGCTGTAATATTCGGCAGGTGCATTCACTACGAGGTGTGCAGCTCTAGCCTCTCCTCTGATGGTGTATACTTCCAGCGTCTCATCTTCTCCGCTCACGGATATAACCCGCATGTACTTATCCAGTACTGCATAGCTTCTGTAATCGCCCTTTCCTTGCGCTTGCACCTTTGCCGTTGATGATGGCAAGAAAGGGATAAGAGCACAGATCATGTTCGATGCGCTCTCTATATTTCCGCTTATATACTTTCCGACCTCTGTACCTGTTCTGATGCGTCCACGGCTAGGCGAGTATTGTGTCGTGGTATATTTATTCCTCTGCACCAAATTAATGCCAAAGTTACCTTTGCTCTCAATTCGGTATGGATTGTAATAAGCAAAGAATATCCCATTGCTCACGGCTTCCTCCCTGGTGTTTGGAGTGTTGTACTTTTCAAAAAGCACTCTGTCTGTCACTCCCAGTTCGTTCAGTTTCATTCCGCTCTCCAGTAGCTTCGTGAACGCTGGCATTATACCCCAATAGATTGAGACCTCAACATTTTCCTCGATGCTCAGAACGTTCAAGCGTCCGTCCTTGATAATTTCCACACCACCACGGAAATAACTGCACTTATGGAAAATATAGGGGTATCTGCTGCCGCTCTTCGGTCTATCCGCTTGCTGCAAAACTGAAAGGTTGTGCACCGTCCGTGGCAACTGGATGGTGTACGTGTAGTTCGAGGTCATTTTCGTGACGTCACGAAAAAGGTTGCTCTTGATGTCGAGCACCACATCGGTGTTCTCCGGAAGGTCCATCAAAACACCGTCAATGTAAAGTTGCTGGTCTATCATAGTCTCTGAACGTTAATGTTGTTAATAATCATTTCGCACACGAAATCCTGCAAGCAAGCTGTGCTCTTCGTGTAGCTTCCTGCCTTGATTGTTACGCTCATCCACATGTCTTCCTCTTGCGTCCAGTCTCCCCCTAGGTACATGTCAACGACTGGGCTGCTGGCTAGGTCTTGTAGCATATCGAACGTATCACTGTCAACCAACGGAGCACAAAGTTTGATTGAATCCGTACGCTCGTATCCCTGCCTTCTTCCATTATCGCCATAGTAGCCGTATAGATAATCGGCTAAATTGTTGCGTATGAAACTCAGGTCGCTGGCTATCTCCCTCGTTTCCTCCCCAGCCGCAAAGAGCCAATAGCGGATGAATCCGTGCCGGTCAATCCAACGCAGATAGATACCACTCTCAGCATCGTCTCTGTCGATGCGTAACAATAGTGACTGCTTACCTCCGGTGGTTAATCTGAAAGTAAGGTCGAAAGTATTGTCAAACGTTCCCTGCTGAATCTCTCCATCATAATCGTATATGTTCCAGTATTTTGCACCACTCGGCAATGTGTCTGCGTTGAAGTCCATCATACCGTAAGTCGGAATCTCCAGTAGCTTATTGGGTGCTCCCTCGTAACCGATTAGTAGTTTGGTGTTCAACTTGCTTAAGTATATGCTAAAGGAGAACGGATAATGAGTAAACCATGTAAGCCGTTTGTAGCCGTTCCACGTCTCCCCATACTTTGGTGCGCCCCAAACCATGTTCGTAGTGAAATCGATGCTCGCAAGCTGTACGTTTCCGGCATCGTATGCGTTGACCTCGATACCCACGAGAATGTTTAGAACGCTGGGGTCATAGCTTATTGTCCAATCATAGGCTGCATTGATACGTCCGTCAAAAAGAGCTTGCACGTATGTCTTGAAGTCTGTTATGCACTCACCGTTGAACGCCTCCACATTGTAGGCTCGTTCCTTGTTGCCACATCTGATTATTACCTCAATCCACGAAAGGTTACTTCCACTTGCTTTGATAATGCAAGGCAAAAATGCAAAGTGTACTTCATCGGGGTAGAAAAAAGAATATCCGTTGTTCACTGTCTGTCTCATACCGTCTCATTGTTTAGTTTGATACTTCCCACCGACTGGTGGATTAAGAAAATAAGTCGCTGTCCGAGCCGTTTCATTGTGTCGGGCACAACGTTGCTGTATACGTCAGCCCTGCCGCCAGTCCGGTGCAGTTTAGAACCCTTGTTTGCGATGGTGTGGGCGATGGCTCCTGCCATGCTCATGTCGCCACGCTCTTGTGGAGTGTACTTGTGTGCCCGGTCGGTCTTGTAGGGGATAGGTCTGCCGTGCAGTCCCTTGTCCTTCATCCACTGCCGGATGATGCCAGCAAAGCCGTAGGGTATCTTGCCTGCCCTTCGTCCGGTCTCAAGCACTCCGAATGGCTTGTGTCCCCAGAGGATGGTTTCTTCCTCGCTGGGCTGCTCCACCTTTAGGCTCGCTATCGTTCGCCCTGATGCGTTCTGTCCGTTGATACGTATGTGGTTGATGATAAGCTGCCGTGCTCTCTCCACTTCCTCACGCATGATGAGCGATGCCGCCTTGGGGTCGAATTGAATGCCTCCCTTGCTCATACCTCACACCCTCCTATGCTCTGTGTCAGTTGCAGGGAGTACATTACGCCCGACACGATCGTGCTCAAACGCTCGATGATTGTCTCGTAGTACTGCTGCCCTTCCAATGGTTCAAACTGGTGCGACTGGTTGATGGCTCGTATCATCCTTGCCCCTGCCACCTTCATTCGGTCGATGCACTCTCCGTTGTCTTCTCCTTCTGCTCCCCTCGGTACGGTGTCGAGATAAGCCAGGGCAACGTTTACGGTATCGTATACTCTGCCGTTGCGTATCTCTGTCGTGCCGCTGGCTGGTATGATGCAGACGATTGCCGGATAGTTCAGTTTCTCCAGCTTGGTGTCTGCTGTGTCCCAGTCCTCGAATAGGTAGGTGTAGTCTGGTAGCGTGTCTGCTGCCAGCTGCTTCAATGTTTCTCTGATTGTTGCCATAATTATCTGGATTTACGTTTCATTTCTTCCGCTTGCAACTTCTGCAGGTTTCGCTCGTACACGCTTCTCTTGTTGTCCATTTCCATGCACTTGTAGATGCGAAGCCATGGCGTTTTTAGAACCTGGTCGTGGTCGCTGATGCCCATCCTTACCGCATACCAGTCCAGCATGCCGAACAGCCCGAACCGCAGGGTGTCGATGCCTGCCTCCTTCTCAAGTCGTGTTGGCTTCGCTGTGTCTGTGCTCTCGAATAGCTTGTTGATGCGTTCCACCTCTGATGTTACCCAACCTATGAGCATAACGACATCAACCGCCCTAGCCTGCTCCACTTCCTTGTGGCTCAGACCGAGGACGGTTGTCACTATCTGATACAGACTTTCCTCGCTGTCTGATAGCTGGGAAAGGTCTATCAGTTGCCCGATGGATAGCTGATTGAGATTGTCGGGCACTGGTTTTCCTCCGACAAACGCTGGTCGTGGCTGCTTGCCGATTTTGTAGCTGGTGTGCCTTGCCACTGCCAGCCAGTACTTGAATGTAGTGTTATTATCCATACGCTTTATAATTTTGTCGTTATCTTTGTCTCAATACGTGCGCCCTAGCCGTTCCATGGCTCGCTACGGATAACTTCTTAAGGGCTACGTATCGTATTGCGTCTATGCCGTGGTTAAATGCGTCTATAGGCTGGTTCGTTGTCTCTCCATCCCTTGACTTCTTCCACTTGTATTGCTGCATGTTCCCGATGATGCCGTGGCTGCGTCTTGTTATATTGATGCGGAAACGCTTCAAGATGTCGATGCCGTTGTTGATACTGTCCGCTCCCTTGGTGCTGCCGATTATCCACAGCCCTCGGTTGTGTATCTCCTGAATGCTCTTAGGCTCTGCCGAATCCGCAATGATAAGGTCACGTTTCGTCCGTCCTTGTTCCTTGCATCGGTCTGCGATGTCATCGTTCGTCATCCCAGGCTGGTAGATTTCTTCGTCCACCCATAACTCTCCGTGCGCCAATATAACGTGCTCCAGCGCAGTTGGGTCGTTGGTGAATCCGAAGTCCATACCCCTGCATTCCATCTTCCACTCCTCACGCGGTGGCAGCTTGTCAACGATGCCCCAGTTGGTGAAGATAAGCCCGGTTATCTTTCCGGTCAGTCCTCTTGCGTACACTCGCCACAGTTCGGGGTCGTCAATCTCTTCAATTTTCTTGTGCTCCTGCTCAGTAAGGAATCTGTTGTTTCGGTGGTCGCTCAGGATCAATCGGCAATCATCCCTGCCGATGATGTTGTTGTGCACCCAAAACCTTGCACTTGGGTTGTAGTCGATGAATACCTGCTTACGTGTTCGGATGGCAAGCTGCCAAAACACTTCGTAGGGCACACCGTTCGCCTCGTTCACGAACAGATAGTCTCGCTTTCCGTTCTTGGCATCCTGCGCATCTTGGTAACTCTTGAACTCGATGATTGAGCCGTTCTTCCCTCTGTAGCTGCTGTCGCTCTTGTTGTTCTTGAACCAGTCCAGCAACTCTGCCCTTGTGTGCAGGATGGTGTCTAGGTCTCGCATGGCTCCCACCTTCAAGTTCGGAAGGTCTTGACCGCACACCGTGATAATTGCCATCGGATGCTCAAAAGAAAGCACTATAAGACGCTGCATGATGGTGTATGTCTTCCCCGAGGACGTGCCGCCCTGATTCACAAGGAACCTTGGCTTCACGTCCGCATTCGGGTCATACAGTTCACCAATAACGTCAAATAGTGCCATTCTTTCAAACAATAAAAACTTAAAACAAAATTATGGTAAAAAATTATTCTTTGTCCAATCCCTCACGCTCGATTACTTCCTGCTCGCTGGATGCACACTTGTGCCCCGAGTTGATGTAGCGTACCTCGATGCCGCCTTGGAATCCTGCGTTCAGGTCGAGCACGACCTTATCCAGTCCGAGCAGCTTGCAAATCTGCGTCTCTGCCTTTAGGATGATGTCTAGGTAGCGTGGGTCTCCGAGCCCTCGCTTCTCAGCATCGAACATTATCGCCTTGACGGTATCCATCGTTACCAACCCAGTGTCTGGATCCTTGTTAGGCAGTCCGACCTGCGTCTGTGTCTTGCTGTTGTAGTCCGCTTTGGACTTCTCCCATGCGTCCCAGGCTTCACGTATTACCAGCTTCAACCTTGCCACCTCGCTTGTTATCTTTTCGTCCGTGTCGGTCAGTCTCTCTTCCCTCCACTCCTTCAATAACCGCTGAATGTCGCAGTGTGCTTGATTGTATTTCGGTCTGTCGAGCCGCTTGCGAACCTCTGCCGTGATTTCTCGCTCCGTCCATCCCTTGCGGTATAGGGGTGCGATAATCTGCAGGCGGTTCTCGATGTCGATTTTCTGCGCTCGATGTTTGTTGTTATTACCTTGTGGCATACGATTCTTGATTTAAAATTTCGCTCCGTTGTACTTGTATACGATGTTTCCCTCGCTGTCTCGTTCGTCAGCTGGCAACATTGCCCCTTCGAACATCTTGTATGGCGAGTGCGCTGCCTGCGGATTGTTCCAGCACCACTTCATGTAGTCGGCTGCGCTCATCGTGTAATACTTCGAGTATTTCTCACGTGTTCCCAGGTTCATCGCCTTCTCCAGTCTCGCCCTCAAAAGGTTCTCTGCATCAAGCTTGATGTCGCTCCACCTCACGTATCCCTTGCGCTTGCAAATGTTCAGTGCTTCGCACATCTGCCCCCTGCTGTAGTTCCACGTTGGCGGCAATCCGCAACAACTTCCGTTGTGGCAAAGTTCCTTGAAGTGTGCGTCCGATACATAAAAGCGCATTCCCAGCTGGTCGCACAGTTCCTTCATATTCCTGAAGAACGGTTCTTTAACCTTGCGGTTAAGTCTAAGATAGCCGGATTGTACGCTGTACTTCTTGTAGAATGCGAGAATGTCGAAACCTGCCATCTTGCTGATGGTAGGTAACAATTCCCTCAATGTCGGGCTTCTCGTTTCGAGACAGAAAAATTCGGTGCTCAAAGCTGTAGCCCCTCTGTTGAATGCTTCCTTGATAAGGTCGAGGTACGTTGGCGTGCTCACTCCGATGATGAAGGGTCTCAGTCTCAGCGTTGCACCTCCTGCCCCTGCATTGGCGATGCGCTCGATGGCTTCCAGTCTTGCTTGTGGGCTTTCAACCCCTCGCTCTATTACTCTAGCCTTCTCTGCATCGCTGGTGATGATTGAGAACTTGAAGTTCCAGTTCTTCTGCCCTCTGATCAAGTCCATGTATCGCTCATCCTTGGTGAACCATGCTCCCTTGGTCGAGAAGCAAAGCGGATAGTCTATATCCTTGAAGAAACGCAAGAGTTCCAGTGTCGTTCCGTACTTCCGTTCGAAGTTGTCGAACTGGTCGCTCATGCTTCCCCACTGCATAACCTTGCGAGCCTTGATGTATGGCGCAAAGTCTCCACCGTGCTTGTCGGGGTCAATGAACATTCGTTTGATGCGCTCAACGCTCACGTCCTTAACCTCTTTGTGCAGGTATTCCTTCTTCTTGCTGCCAATACCTCGCTGGTTCTGAGCAAAGCAATACATACAGCCAAAGCTGCAATTATTGTAAGTGTCAAAAGCCATTGGCATTGAGCAGTCGGGAAACTCGTATGTTATCCTTGGCGTGTTGCCATAATGTTCTGCCATAACAATATCATTTTACAAATAGTCAGTTATCGAAAGCGGAAGGGTCATGCGTGAACCTACATACCTGCATTCGTTCTTCCTTGTTGCATGTTTCTTAACCAGTTTTGGATACTTGAAAAGCAATCGCTTGCAGCACCGTTCGTTAACGCTGTCACCTTTACTGTTCCATAGTTCGTGGCAACCACCTTTCGTGTGGAGTGTAGCTGTCAGAAACAAATCATTGAACCGGACAGTCTGGTTGCCCCTGCTTATATGATGCAGTATGAACTCGAAGTCTTCCTTTAAAGGCTGAAGTGTGTCGAATTTCTGTTCCGATGGGTCTACAATCCCCATAAAGCAACCAAGCATCTGCATATTGGTGGTAATTGTATTCTTCATGAAGAAAGTGTTGCCCAAAGTGTAGCACCCCCAAACCCTGCCGCCAATCTGCCTTGTAAGTTCGAAGGCGGTTCTTACTAACTTATCCATCTGTGCCTTTGTCTCAACGGTGTGCGTCTTACGACTTCGGTCAATCCAGTTAATGGCTCGCACCTTGTCGCTGAGAATAACAACTCTCTGATTTTCGAGGTGTTCCACAATGTAGTCGAGTATGGCGTTTTTGTTGTCGCTGATATTCTTACCTTCTTGGTAGATTATCGTGGCCATATCCCCATAGATAGGTTCATACTCCTTGAAATCCTGCTCGCACTGCACCGCCAGCAGTATCTGCTCCTTCGGATAGCCAAAACTGTTCAGCAATCTCAACATCGGTTGTCTATCCTTGCGGTTGTAGCTGGCTATGCCAAAATAAAAATCAAACCTTTTCATCTTCAATTCTCTTTCTTAGTTCCGTTGACGATAAACCATGCTCCCTGCTGGTGTACACGATAGGTATTCCAAGTTCCTCGCAGGTATGCTTTGCCGTGAAATCTCTCCCGATGTAGTCACTGCCGACAAAACGCACATCGATTGATGGTGCAAGAGTCTTGATGCAAAGGTCTAGGTCTCTCTCGCTCCCTAATGCGATGGTATCATCCACACCCTCGCAATGCTTCACTTGATACATGCGCTCAAACACCGATTGTATCGGTTCGTTCTTCCCTTGGCGGTCGTGCACACCACACATTACCCCAACGATGAGATAGTCGCAATGTTGCTTGCACTCCTGGATCATGGCAACGTGCCCTGCATGGAAAAGGTCGCCAACCACCGATGTAAAACCTACTTTCTTTCCGTTTCTCATATTTCGGCTGTATTAAAGTGTTCTATTAATCTGTTTGCAACATCAACCCTGCCGAGCTTCCTTGCGTAATAGAAGACACGGTAGAAATGGGTTTTTTCCAGTATCTTGATGGCTTCCAGTTCCTCGCTTGAAAATCTTGCATCGAAGTACTGCACAAGCCGCTGGTCGTGTTCCAGTCCGACAAGTCCTGCATCAAGCCACCGAAGGCTCGCTCTCACCTTTGCAGCATCCAAAAGCCAATTGCTGATTTCTTTCTTCTGCGATGGGTCGATGTAGATTAGCATGCCGCCACGTACGATGATGTTCGTCAGTGATAAATCACCATGGCAGAAAGTGCGTTTCTTTAGTATCTCGCATTCCGTGATGCCGTGGCAATCATACTCCAAACCCGCATCGCTGGCTCTCTTCTCGCAATAGTTCGAATAGCCTTGCAGGTCGTTCTCTCCATCAAGCGATGGAAAGTTTCTTATATCCTCTATGATGCGCCTAAGTACTCGAATATCCACTTTCCAGCACGCTGGTGTACCCGAAACGTACTGCATATATAACTTTCCAAGCTGCACACAATAAACAGCAGGAACGGCAATTCCGTAAGTTTTAGCCTGCTCGTACCACTCTGCCTGCTCTGCTACATTCTTTGCGGTCTTGACAACAATATCCCCGACACGCTCAACGGTCGCACCACTCAGCCCTCTGTAGCTTTCGATAGTGCTGGCTGCAAAGTCGTGCGCTGCCATTGCCTTATCGTCAATGTATAGGTCGCCAAGCGGTTTTCCGAAGATTATGCGGTCTACCTTGATGCCGTATCGCTGTAAGAAGCGTTCGATGGCAGGTCTGTTCTTCTTCTCTGCCATCTTCACATCTCCCTTGCAGCTGTTCATGCCCCTTGCAGTATGCAAGACAACCTCAACATCATTGAAAGTTTCTCTCATCTCTCCTAGCTTGTCGATTACAGACTGTATGGGCTGCGAGTGCTCGTAGTCTCTGTTCTCTGTCTTTGAGAGGGTATCATCTAGGTCAATTATTACTTTCATAGCTGAATTATTTTTGTAAATTTTCGCTTCTGTGTACGTCAAACGTTGAAGGTTGGTGATTGTACATTCAACGTGCTTTCGTACGTACCAGCGTATTTATTTCAGTTCCTCGCCTTCAATATCGTAGTTGCGCTTCTCGATTGCGTCAAGTCCAAGCATATCTGCAACGGCTTGTGCGTCCTCGCTGCGGTAAACGATGATGATGCGCTGCTCTTCGTCCTCTGCTGGTTCGTAGGTCGTGGCTTCCTGCTGGATTTCCCAGGGGTTCAACCCCCATCGCTGCATATCGTCCACATCAAATGCTCCCTTTAGCTTCTCTTCGTCCCAGCTGCCAAAATAGACGTTATCCTTGATGATGAACTCGTCCGTCTCTTCATCGGATAGGCTGTCAGCAATAACGACCTCGACCTTTGGTTCTGCCTTCCACTTCTCCCAGTGGCTGCAAAGCTGCTGCTTCTCTCCATCGGTCAGTTTCACGGCAACGGCTTCTATTGCGTTTCTGATAGCTTCGTCTTCCATCTGCTCGATGTTGAGCAGGGCACGGAAGCGCATGTTTCCTCCGAGGATAACTCGGTTCTCATTACAGACGATTGGTCTCATCTGCAACATCTTCGGAAACGTCAGAATACTCTCAACGAGTTTCTGCATCTGCTGTGGCTCAATGCTGCGTGGGTTGTCTTGGTTCTCCACCAGGTCGTGCAGGTTGATGTTCTCGATTTTATTCTTCTCCATTGTCTTCCTCCTTTCCTTCTTGTCTTGGTTTCAGTTCGTCAAAGTTCCAGACGATGCGGTCGATATGATCAACTCCCAGCAACTTGGCAAGGAATGGCTCATCGGCTGGCTTGTAGTGAATGATTACGTTCTCACGTGGCAAAACGCCATCGCCCATTATCGTTGGCAAGTCGTCAGGAGTTAAGTCTTGACCTTCGATTTCAGGAGGTAGTTCCCCTGCGAATGGGTCGCCCTCTTGGTCGTCCTTGTCTTTCTTCTTGCACTTGCTGGTGCTGCTTGCTTCCACTGGTGCTGGGTTCCAGACTGGCATACCCCAGTTCTGAAGCTGTGCGCTGTCCCATCGGTTCGCAAGGTCGTTGAAGTCCCAGTTGCCGAAGGATAGGTTGTCTTTAATCATGAACTCCTGCTTTTGTGCTTCTGTCAAGTCTGATGCGCTAACCACGGTTACTGTTGGCTGCTGCTGCCATCCCTGCCAATACTCCATCAATGCGGATTGCTCCTCATCGGACAGACGCTGCTCTGCATCAAGCTTTACTTGAATGCCTGCTTCGTCCATCGTGACAATGTGCTGCAAGGCTTTCAGTCTCATGTTGCCACCCAATGCATGGAAGGTCTCATCAATAACAATCGGGCGCAGGGTCAACATTCTTGGGAACACAATGATGCTCTGCACAAGCTTCTGAAAGTTCGCTTGACTTATCTCTCTAGGGTTCGCCTCATTCTCGCTGACCCTCGATAGTGCGATTTCTTCTGTTTTCATTTTCTTCTTGTTTTAAGTTCGTAATTTGTGCTTATCTTATAAACACTGGCGCAAAGATACGACTTTTTTGCTTTAGTTGTTTGTTCTTTGCACACTTTTAACTTTTTCCAACACTTCGCTTTTATTTTATCCATCAAAGGCTCTGATGGTCTTCTGCAGGGTTGTCTGCGGTTTCTGCGGCTTCACTCTGACCGGGTATCCTGCACAGACCCACGCTAGGAGAAGTGCGTCTCTCTGGTCTTGGTTCATTCTCGGCATCTTTTGTCCTGCGCTTACAAAATAAGCAAGTTCGTCTTGGGTGATTTTTCCGTCTTTACCCTTCCAGCACTTCTTCAGTGGCTTGATGATTTCGCAGGGGATATTGTAGTGTTTGCAGCACTCGACAATCAAGATTCCGGTCTGATGGTTCATTCCGGTAGAGCGTCCGATGGCTGCTGCCTTGACTGCTGTCATGAAACGATTAAGAACATGCCAGTTGCTTTTGTTGAGCCAGCCGCCTTCAATAACGACCTTAACCTTTTTGCAACTCTCGTTCATAGCCTTTAGGTAATCTATCAAAGCTGGGAACTCCATCTTGTAGGCTAAGAATGTTTTATCGTCAAAGACTGCTCCAACTCCGCTTTCCTGATTGTCGGGGTCGATGCCAATTATAACTGTTCCTTTTTCCATTTTTTCTTTAAAGTAATTATTTCGTTTAAATTTCACGCATAAGCGTTTATTTTGTTTTGCTGGTGTAGTTTATTATCCAACACCCTTTACGTGCGCATATACGTGCACACATGCGTTATTATCCCTATCTTTTCCCTACCCCTTTCTTTCCCTTCTTTTTGGTTGCGATAGAGAAAGCTGGCAGGGATTCCGGAAGTTGTCTGCGGGCAAAATAAGAATAACAATAAATTAATATGTTGCAGGGTTCTTCCTTCTTCCACCGCCAGCCGAATGAATAAAAGCATAATTTCTAACGATTTCTTTTTCTTACTTCTTCATGTACCACCTCGCTTTCTTTGTTTATACGTCAGACTTCTGGAGATGCGTTTCCGGCTCTCATATCGTAATTTCAAGATGTTATAAGTTTATTTGTTTTGATAGGGAGCCATCCCCTTCTGTCCTCGCTGGTTAAAAACTCTATTATTAAACTCACGACCGATTATTCTTTTTGTTTTCTAGCAGCCATGCCAGATGCGCTGCCTGCTGCGGATTCTTGAACATTGAAAGAGCCTTCTCTACGTCCGGCTTCTTCCTCTCACGCATCGCTCTGTCGGCTACCCGGTTCTTCGTACCGTAGTTTCTGTAGTGCTTACTCCAGTACTCTTTCTGATACGCCCGGTATTTTTCCCGGTTTCTCTTTCGCCATTCCTTCGTGGCTCTGAGGATCTGTTCCCGGTGTTCCTGGTAGTACGTTCTGTTCTTCTCCCTTGTTACGAAGTCGCTCATTGCATTCAAGTATTACCTGATGTTCTACATATTGCTTGCGTGCCGGGCAGTATATGCCATTTATGCAGTTTCGCCCGGCATCGCAAGCCTTGCATAATTCACTCGCCATACGTCCTAGAATGGTAAATTCTCAATGTCGTAGTCAGTGAAGGCGATGTTCTCGTGACCCTCGAATGGGATGCAGTGAGTGAAGTCTGCTGGCTTTCCGGTATGTAAAGGAAGGACGTTGTATCTATTCGTGAAACTCTCTCCACGGTCACGAATGAATAACGAAGGAAGCCACTTGAATTCTTTTCCGAGCCTTACCAGCACCTTGTCGAAGGTCTTGAAGGCTGGCTGCTCCTTCGCTTCCTTCTCTTTCTTCCAGATGGCATAATGCTTGTTGAACAGTTCGACTTCGTTCTCTGTCGCTTCTCGAAGTTCCGTGTTAACGCTGATACGCAGGTCGAAGGCTTGGTCGGTCACGAACTTCTCGTTCTCGATTTCGTACTGGTTGCCGAATGTCAGCGTATCTTCGCTTTCGTTCTTATCGATGAGTTTGCCGATGATTGCCAGCTCTCCGTCCTCGTCTCTCTCATGGAAAACGTAAAGTTTGCCGATTTCAAACACTGGCTTCAAGTTCTCAATCTGTTTCTTGTTAGCATCCCAAGCCTTATTTTCTTTTGATAGAGCAGAGAATAACCGTTGCTTTTCTTCTTCTGTGGCGTATCGTAATAACTCTTTTCTTACAGAAGTTTTATCTGGTCTTACAAAGCTATTGTATATAACTTTATCTGTAATATTATCTCTATACCCAGCATAGAAATTTAAGTTCTCTCCATTATGATAATCGCCATGAAGAATATAAGTTTCTACTATCACATCTTCGCTATCTATGTAACGAATCTCCAACGACACTATATCTCCATCCTTGAACTCAGGCTGAGTCTTTTCTATTTCCAGAGTTTTACGGTTCAACTTGCCACCGAGCCGCTCTTCAACGAATCGGATATATCCAGTTGGGTTATGTTTCTTGACCCAATCGACTGTTCGGAAATTCGCAGAACGGTTTGGGTTAAGTACTTCTTTCTCCTTGACGAATCTTCCGAAAAAGCGTGTCTTCGTCTCATCCTCGTATTTCTCGAATGTGCAGGTTCCTTGTAATTTCTTGTCGCCTACATACTCCAGCACGTCTCCCTTCTTGAAGAACTTGCTCCAGTCTCTCATTTGTTTCGAAGGGAAGAGCAGAATTTCTCCTTCTTTATAGATTTTTCCGTTCTTGTCGAAAAAGTGTTCTCTTCCGGCTTCGTCCTCAGTCCAGATTGCTTTCGCACTGTCCTTGTCGTTTGCCATTCCACTGTGCCACACCCTTCCGCATTTAGGTGTGTACAACTCTGTACCGTACTCTTCATTTTTGAGTATCTCGTAAATATCAATATCTTTCTGTTCCATTGTCTGAATGTTTTTTATTGTTTATAACTTAACGTGTCCGAGTTTAAAATAAAGTTCCAACAGTTCCTGAGTATTGAGCCAGAAATCGGTGTTGTCAACGTATACGTGATGTCGGTGTTCGTCCGTGATGATTTCTATCTTTTTCATATTTTTTTATTTAAAAAGTTCCTGCTGTGGATGAATGATGTCTGCTCGCTTCTTCTTAGCTGCCCAAAGAAGGAGGTTGGTGTTCTTGGTTCCAGCATTCTTCTCGAGGTCTCTGATGATGCAGGTCAGGGCATCGTGCTCCGCTTCTTTCTCATTACCGTAGAAGATGCCGAGCTCATCGTATCTGCTCGGGTAGGCTACCGGGCTGTCATACCAATGCTTTCCCTTCTGAATGCTGTAGCCCAATATCCAGCCGAACTGTGTATTGGCGGTCATTACCTTCCATCCCCAGTTGTCTGCACCCTCTGCGGCATACTCGATTACGTGCGGATTGATGCAAACATCGTAGATGTTGTACTTGAAGCCTTCGTGCTCTGCGACCGGCTTCTTGATGTCGTAGCTGTTTTCGGTCAGCCACTTGAACCAGTCTTCCGAAGTTTTGAATACGAGCCCTGCGGCTCTGCATTCGTGGAAAAATAACTCATTCATGGCTTTAAATCTTTCTGAAGTGTACGAACTTGTGGTCTTCTCTTTCGGTGTCCAGGCAAGCAAGATTCCTGCACATAATGCCTTCTCTCTTACCGTACAAGATGCACTCGTGGCAGTTCTCCAAAGGTAAGCCTATATCCTCAACCACATTGCAATTTACACCTTCAATGCTAATTGTCGCCCCTACCGGGTATTCTGTCTTGAAGCATTCGCTGTTTACAATACATACTTCTTTTGCCATAATTCTTTTGTTTTAAGTGTTTAAAATCTGTTTGCCTTATAATTTACCGCCCGAAGCGTGAAAACGTCCCAGAGCGGCTATTTTTGCCCTCATCCGTTATTTTTCGGGCTTCCAGTCGATGCCCAGCCGCTGCAGAACTCCACGTTCGTAGTATCTTGTCAGCGAATCCTTGGCTGGCTTGTTGTTTGGGTTCTTCTTCAAGTCCTCGAGATTCTGCTGGATTACCCACCGGAACTTGCTGTCTTGGCTCTGCTGGCTCGCTGGCTGCTGGTGCTTGGCTTGCTCGTAGAGTTCCCCGATGCTCGGTCTTGCCGTTGCCGCAGGATCCTGCGCCTTGGCTGCTGCCGATTGCGGCTGCTGGCTTGTGGCTGGCTCGTTGTTGAAGTTGCCTTCCAGCACCTTTGCAAAATTCTGCTCATTACCGAATATCCAATCAAACTTTCCGAGCCAGCCGTGCTTGTTGTTGCCGTTCATGAAGTCAGATGCCATCGCAATGTCAATTACCCGGTACAGAGTTTTCACGTCTCCCTTGCATTGACGAACCCTTGCCTTGACCATCACCTTGCGGTTCTCGGTCATGAGCGTAATAGGCGGCATCGCACTCTTCGTCTCATCATGCTTGCGGTTCCAGTATTCCTTGACGGCAGCATAGTCTATCTTTTGAGATTTCGAAACCTTGCCGCCACCGGGTGCTTCGGTCTTGACCGATGCACTATGAATACCTTCTTTAGAAGGTTTATTATCTGTTTCTTTAGAAACATCATTATCATAAACATTATCATTTACATATTCATTATCATTATCATATAAGGTTTTTGAAAAAACCTCTTGGTTTTGTTTGGTTATTTCTGAAACCTCTTGGTTTTTATCTAAACCAATTGGTTTTTGTTTATCCTCTTGGTTTTTTCTTGGTCTGCCACCCTTTTTGCCATTGGCTCGCCATCGTTCTACCTTCTCTTCGTACTTGGCTTTATTCCGTTTCATATCGTCAACGATAAAACCGAAGGCCATACGCACGACTGGTTCGAGACTAATAGTCTCCCCATCCCTTGCGTAGAGAAATATCGCTCTCGTCAGTTGCCCGAGTTGTTCATCGGTCAGCCCCTCGATAAGAGCGTAGTATGATGTGTATAAGATAAATGAATCACTCATGATGTTTTATTCTGATAATGATAGTTTCTTTTCCAGCTTCCGTTTGAGCACTGTGGCCATCCGGATTTTGTTCCGCTGGCTTGTGTCGGTCGGTGCTGTCACTTTCCCACCTAGGGAAATATAATTTCCTAACTGGAGAATTATATTCCTTAGGTCGGTTTTTGATATAGGAACAGCCATAAGCCCTGCCTTTACTTAATTAGCAATCTCCGTGCTCCCTGCACCTGCTTGATGTACTTGGCGCACGCTTTAGGATGGTCTGCCTGAAAAGCCTTGGCATCGAACTTCTCGCTTGCCTTCGGTGCTTTCCACGTTGCCAGCATCTTTCCGTTTCCGTCCACGATGCTCTCTGCGTCCCCGAAGAACAGCTTCAAGTTGTCCTCAATCTCATCCTGCTCGGTCTCCAGTTTCTTGTTCTGAACCTTGAGTTCCTTGAGCCTAGCAATCTGTTCGAGTATCTCCTTCGTTGCGGTCACTTCCTTGCCAGCTACATGTAGAGGTGACTTTAGGAGAACGTCTTGTGCGCTGTAGGCTGGCGGCTCTTGGTTGCCCACGATGTAGTCAAGCCAGAACTTGGTTATCTCGTCACGCATCCATCCGAAGAATTCGGGGTCGAAATCGATGTCACGGTAGCCGAACTCCCTGCCTGCTGTCAGCCAGGCAAGTGCTCCGTCCTTGTATTCTCCCACTCCGAGGTTCATCTGAAGCTGGCAGAACCAATGCTTCGGAAGGTCGTCTGCATCTATCTGCATCTGCGTGGTCTTGCACTCGAGGATGCTCTTGCTCGCTTCGTTGTGCGTTGCCCCGGTTCTCCAGAAGGTGCGGTCAGGAGATACACGCAGATACGGAGTATCGGTGTTCGTGATGGTGTAGTCGTCCGTGCTCGCCTTGATGATGTGGCAGTGGCTCTCTCGTTTGAAGAACTGCGCCACGGCATCCTCCAGCAGATGTCCTGCAACCATCGCAAAGTTCTCAACCTTTGGTGGGTCGATGCCCTTCTTGCGTCTCCACAACTGGTATGGGGTCTCCCAGGGATTCAGTCCAAGTACTGTGCCTGCCTCTGATGCACCTATTCCCTTCGAGCGGTTCTGCAACCACTCTTCTCTGCTTTTATATTTGATTATCTGTTTCATTGTCTGTGTTTTTATTTATCAAAAAAGAATTTTCTAGCTGCTGTAATAACGATCGTGCGAAGGAATTTATCCCTTTGCATTGCTTGAGCAATTCCATCTGCGAGGTAAGCGGTTTTACCGTGGTAAGCAATATGAAAATCGAATCCTTGGTTTCCGTCTTCATCTGCATCTCCAGTAGTCTCAGCTGCAATCTGCATATAGTTTCTTTCCTCCTCGTCTTCCTCTGCCCATGCCTTGAAACCATCTGCGGTTCTGCTAAAGTACTTGTCGATGGTGCTCTTGTGTTTCTGTTTGTTTTCTTTTTCTGCCATAATTTTTACTGAATGTTTAAAAGTTGCCGCAGGTTCCCTATAATCTGGTCAGGTTCCCACCCTGAAGGTTGCCCTGCGGCTAATTGGGAAACGCTATAACATTATAAACTAAACTACTTTTTCGCTGCTGTGCCAGTCTTGCCTTGGCTGCGGTTCATTGCCTTCTGCGCCTTGTTCTTGGCATCATCGGCTGCTGCCTGCGCCTGCTGTGCGATGGCATCCTGCTGCTTTGGCTTCTTGAAGGTCTCCTCTACTGTGGTCGTACCTTCTTTGATGGCGTTGTACACACCACCCAGCTTCTGAATGTCCTCTGCCGTGACTTCCTCGGCTGACTTCTTCCCGATGTAGTCAAGCAGCATAAGGTCTGTTACCTGGTACACTTGGAAGCAGGCTACGCAGCTCTTCCACTGGCTCTGTACGCCAGTCTGCTTGATGTGCTCCAGTGCCTTCGCCTGCACTTCCTTCACCACGCTTGCAATCAATACTTGCGGCACGACCTTGCAGATTGCGTTACGCTGGGCGATCGCCACGGCTGCATTGCCAACTACCACCTGCATATCCTGCGAGAATGTGTAACCTTTCGATGTCAGAATGCTGCGCTTCACTTCGATAGAGTAGGCAACGTTGCTCTCTAGGTCATGGCATACGCCTTGTGCCGTGATGGTCTTGCCATCGTTTGCGATGATGCGACCAGCGATGCGCAGGTTCTGCCAGCAGGCAGAAATGATTTCCGTGAACCTAACACTAGGACCCTCGATAACAGTAGTTTTTCCGTCCTTGCTAGTGCGCTCAAGGTGGTAGAAGCAGTTGTATGCCACATCATCGTCCATCGCTGCCAGTGCTATCATGTTCTTCTTGCATTGCATGATGTCTCGAGGGAACTTGTGCGCAGTAGCAATCTGTCCGTCAATCTCCGAGCGGTTGATAGCTTCCAGCATTTCGCCACCGCTCACTTGAATAATTTCATTTTCCATAATTCGTTCTTTTTATTGTTCAACTTATTGTTCATTAACTCTAGTGGAAGGCTGGGGATTCGAACCCCAGTTGATTGCTACACCACCCTTGCCAGCTGCCGATGGATGCCCTTCCGTTGCAGGGCGCACACTGTCGTTTCCGCATATTACATGGTAAAAACAACTAATTTTAGATAACCTTTGAAAAATGAGTTTTGCGTGCGCCCTTTGCCCTGCCACCGCAGGGAGCCATATAATAATTGTTTAACATCGTAATCAAACCAGTTGAGCCATAAGGCTGTCGAGCCTGCTTTCCTCGAATGCGTCCATCGGGTCTTGGTCTGCGTATTGGCTGTTCTCTTCCAGCCAGTCGTCCATCACGTCTTGATAGTTAACGCAACCCTCGATAGCTTCCTCCAGCCGCTCGCTGTCGTTGTTGTTATTCTTGTGCGAAACGACCGCTGTGTTCCCGGTTCTGTCGCACCATACGCAGATGTTGCCTGCCTTGGTCTTGATGTCTACCCTAGCAACCGCTGGTCGCTGCGGTTCACGGTCTAACTCCAGCCAAATGGCATCGTACATTTTCTCTCTGCAATCCTCTATTATCTTCTTCATTCGTTACCTCCTCTCTTATTGAATATGTAACTTTGGAAGGTCTCACGGCACGACTTCAATACCTCGTTGTCGCCAATTTCGTCCACTGGTATGAGCGGTATGTTATCCAGTGCCACGCAAAGGTTGCCTTCAAACTCTCTGTACTGGATTCTCCGCTCTGCCTCGAAGTAGCACTTGTTGTTTAGTTCGCATTGCTTTCTGGTCTTGCGGTTCACCTTCCAGTTAGTGATAAGCCAGCAGATGTCTGTGTACTTTACGATCATCCTGCGCATATTGATTGATAACTTGCTCATAGGGCAATCCTCCAGACTTTTTTAATCTCGCTGCCCTCGAAAACCTTGCGGTTGTCGATTCTGCGGAACTTGACCTTAATCTTACCAGCCTGCAACCATCTGCGCAGGGTGTTGCGATGGATGCCAAGCACCTTGCAGGTCTCTGTCATGGTGTATCTGCCTGCGTCTGCTACCTTTGGTTCTTCGTTCGTCATAACTAAGCCCTCCAAAAGATTAAAGTTACTAATACGATGGCAACTGCCAGGCTTATTACTTCGTCACTTGTGATAATCTCGATAAACTTCTTCATACGCTCTGAATGTTTAAATTGGTTCGACTTGATTACTTGCGCACGGCTGCACGTCTCTTCTTTGGTGTTATCAATCCAGCCTTGATGAGGATAACACGCACGTTTTGCTGGGTGCAACCAACACGCTGTGATACTGCGAGCATTATTCTGCTGTCTGAGGTCTCGGCAGGTGCTTTTGCTCGGAAATCTGCAAACATCGCTATGATGTTCTTCTTTCTTTCGTCCTGCTGCTTCTGCAACGGTGTTCGAAAATCATAATTAAAATTTTCTCCCATTTTATTTGTATTTTAAATTATTTTCTTTATCTTTGCAAAAGAGTTTTTAAACTCGTTTCTGAAATCGTTTGCAAAAATAAAACAAATATTTTAGATTACAAAACATTTGATGGTGGTTTTAATATTAATTTAATTTTATTTAATTTTGTTTTAATATGAACGGAGAAGAACTAAAACAATATATAAAGCGCTCGGGAATGTCCGTTGCTGCTGTTGCGGAGGAGTTAGGAACAAGTCCTCAGAACTTGAATGCGAAGTTTAATCGCAAGTCTATAAAGATAGATTTCTTTCAAAAGATAAAGGAAATCATCGACAAGTGTGCCCCTCCCCTCCCTGCCGAGATGGAAGAGGCTGTTTTTGGTTCAAATGTCAATGGTTCGAACAGCTCAAACGTTTCCCAGTCAATAGGTAGTGATGCAGCACTGCAGGCTAGGGTAGAAAGCTTGGAAAGTGAAAATTCCTTTCTTCGAAAGCAAGTTGAAACCCTGCTTGCCATTGTCGGGCAGAAATAATTTAGTAACTTTGCAAAATGAAAAAATATGGTTAGTCAAAAAACATCAGACGATAGGGAGACGGACAGAAGAAAGCTCTTGGCTGGGTATCTGTACGACTGCTCGAAAATGATGTACGGAAGCGTTGCTGTCGGTGGTCTGTCTCCTCTACTAACTGGTGACCCATTGCAGGCGGTTCATCAAGTCTGCTTGGTGTCGGGTGTGGCTTGTGGCGCATCACTTGCGTACCTTGCAAATTATATAATGAAATTTAAAAAATAAAGATTATGGATGCATTCTTGTTATTTAACGTGATGGCATTGGGAATGACCATTGCATTCGGCATTTTCTTGAAATCAAAGAAAGGTCAGAAGTGGTTGCGTGAACTTTAGTTCTCGCTCCAGGTACAATATCAACTAAAATTCTAAGTAACGATGAAAGATGAGGATTTCATAGAGCGGAAGGAGAAAATACTTCTTGCCGCCCTCGGGAAAAGCTGGCTATGGAAAGCCAGCAGGTTGATAATAGGTATCATCCCTCCAGTGGGTGCGCTTGTTATGCTGGTGCACTGCACTCTGCTCTCGTTCGGCATTCGGGTAAAACTCACGGAGTGGATATTCGACTGCTCGTTCTTCGGCTTCATTGCCTGGATCATCGTCAGCCTTGCCTATGGGTTCTGCTGGGTGCATCGAGCGTTCGCTACCTACGGAGTGCTGATTTCATTCTGCATCGACTTCCAGCGTTCTTTCGGGTTCGGTGTTTTTCGCCAGCCGCTGCAGCTGCTGATGGTCGCCCTAGGTCTGCTGCTCTTCTTCGTCTTCATCAAGAAAAAGGCTTGGAATGAGTTCTATGAAAGAAATATTAATCATTTAAACGAAAAGTAATATGAAAAAGATAATAATGTTATTCGTGCTTGCGCTTGCGTGCGTGGGTGTGCGTTCGCAAACTCTTTTATCTAGGAGTTATGACGTTTCTCCAGTTATTAGCTACACCGTTTTTGAGCCGCAAAAAGACACGGTGTATTACTGGCAGATAAACAATGTTAATTCAGCTAAGATGATTGAATCTTTCTATCTTAGGTTTCGTGGAAGAAACGAACTGCAAAGAACGCTCAAATTTCTTGTCTCACTTGAAGGTGAAGAAAAGGGTAGGACTTACAGGCTTGACGACACGATTGACGGAAACGAGGTAACAACTGGAAAGGTAGAAGGTTTCCTCTTTATCCCATCCGCAGAAGGTGTTACCATCGAAAACAAAAAAGGGTTTCTTCCATCCTCATCATTCTATACCTACAAAAGTCTAGCTGATGTTGCCAAAGGTGGCTTTGATGAAATTAAAAGAAAGAAACAACCTCGGCAATTCGTGTTTGAATGAAGTATCTTAGTGTTCTTCTCGCCTACGAGAAATACCTGCCAGTGCTTACCCCTTCCGAGGTGGATGGGCTGCTGACTTCTCGCCCCTCGCTGGCTCAGTTGCAGGACTGGTCGCAAAGATTGAATAATCATCGGGCAAGGCTGGAAAGCGTTTTCAGTCGTGCCTATCAAAAACAGAAAGATTATGGAAGATAAAAATCTGATGTCCGCTGATGTGGATATAGTAGTTCGTTTCTTCTCTGCCATCGACCGCCTGAAGGCTGATGGTTGCATTGGCGGTCTGAAGACAATAACCGACCGGTATGGTCTCAACCGCTGGAACATCATGTCCCTGCGAGACGAGCCTGCCGAGTACTACGGTCGCTTTCGTCCGTCTTGGGTTCAGTTCCTGGTACGTGATTACCACATCAACCCATACTGGCTGCTCCTTGGCTCGGGAGAGTTCTATGCAACTGGCTTCACGCCCGAAATCGTGAAAAACCTGAACAAAAACTGCACAAGGAAAAAGCAGTCTGCATAAGTTTTTAATTTTCAATTATTTAGAACATACGTTATGATTTTAAGTAC